CTTTCCAGATCAATACAGGAGGTGGGAATGCAACACTCCCTTAGCCGGCATCCGGTCGCCAAGCTGATCTCAAAGGCTACGCCCATCCATGAAGGCTTTTTCTTAAGTGCTATTCGGCACTTTTGGATCTCCTCATCGGTGAGTTCCGGACGGATTCTTTTCGCCGATTGTACACATTTATAGTCGTCCATGGGCCGACCTTCCATTTTCCCCAAAAGGCGTCCCTGCCGTTGGATAATCTTCAGGATTTTTAACTCCTGAATCATGGTATTCCGAGAAAGTTTTTTTTTCGAAAGATTTTTCTTTACCTCATGTCTCCAAACTATAAACAAGTTTGCGTGAATTGGCCCGAACTCATCCAGCCGAATTTTTTTCAGAGTCATAAACTGATTAACGGATCGCCACGCCGAGAGATAACGCTCACAAGTTCCGGTGGTAATCGGCATGTTTTCAATCATCGGAACAACCCAGTCGGTGCTTTTATTTTGGGGAACGCTAACCTCGCCAACGGAAAGAGTGGACGCATAAACCTTGGCACGAGCCGTTGCCAGTGGATCGGCAACAAGGTAGCGGGTAGCTTTGGCAACCCAGCGGTTGCCCTGCTTAATTCTCACGTACCAGAACCTCGAACGCTTTCTCTTATAGATACTCGCCATGTAACAAGTGTCCCACGCATATCTAATCAAATCAAATCAGTAAGTGACGGATTAAGTCACAATCTTACAAATCTTACCCTTGTACCCTACCGTGGGTTCAAATCCCACCCCGTCCGAGCGTTACCAGTCAGTCAGTTACCTTGCGCCGATTGTGCATGTGTCACATGGGCGCATCTATTCACATTAAAAATAAATAATTACCATGGGGGCCGTCTGCACGGATCCCGTGCGGAGAAAGGCACAAAATGAATCAACTAAACTACGCCCTATTCGAAATGTTTGTCTTTGTGAAAGACGTTTTTGAGTGGGGGGCAAGGAAAGCAGATGACTTGGCGATCAAGTTCTACGAAAGGACGAACCAACAGTGAGCAGTCCTAAAGAGGATAGCAAGGAGTCGAGTTGCGACCACGAACTAGACGTCAAAAAAGACATGAGCTTCATCAACGTTCCTACCAGCACGAAATCCCAGCTACGGGAGGACGGGATGGGATGGGAATACCTACACAACCAATAAGGAGACAACCATGAGCGACAAAGAAATTGCAGTTAAAAGTGAGAACACGATTCGGGAACTGATCGGATCCGACGAGTTCAAAAAGAAGATTTCCGATGCCCTGCCGAAACACCTGACACCGGAACGTTTTGCAAGGGTGGCACTGATGGCAATTAACAAGACGCCGGCCCTGCTGAATTGCACCAAGCCGAGCCTCTTTCAGTGCTTGGTAGATTTGGGGGCCATGGGCCTAGAACCGGACGGGCGACGGGCGCACCTGATTCCCTACGGCAACGTGGCTACTTTGGTGGTGGACTACAAGGGGATCCTTGACCTGATCATGCGCTCAGGCCACGTCCTATCGATCCATGCCGACGTAGTTTGCGAGGGTGACGTTTTGGAATACGACCTTGGGGAAATCAAACAGCACAAGATCGATTTCCGGAAGGATCGTGGGGCCGTGATTGCGGTCTATTGCATGATCCGCATGAAGGACGGATCCAACAAGTGTGAAGTCATGACAAAGGCCGACGTCGAATCGATCCGGTCACGCTCCAAGGCCGGTAAGTCTGGCCCTTGGGTAACTGATTGGAATGAGATGGCGAAAAAGACGGTGTTTCGTCGGGCATCCAAGTGGGTTCCGTTGTCGCCCGAAGTGCGGGATCAGATCGAGCGTGAGGACGTCCATCAGTTTGCCGGAAAAGCGTCGAGCATACCGGTTGTTGCAACCCCCATCTTTGAGGAAGCGAAATGAGCGACGAGCGCAAAGGATTACCCAGCGCAAGCAACGCCAAACGCTTTCTGAACTGTGCCGGATCCTTTCGGGCAGAGTCCGGCTTTCCGGACACGTCCAATCCGGCATCTGAGGCCGGTACTAGGATCCATGACGTGCTAGCTGGCGAAGCACCTTGGACAACCTTGAACGACGCCGAGCGTGAAATGGCTGAAACCCTGAACACTGAAAGCGATTTTGTGCTGGCTAACTGGGAAACGGGAAAACCGGTAGTCACGAGGGAAAAGCGGTTGTTCCTTGTGGAACAGGGCAAAGAACTAGCTTCCGGTAAAGGCGATCTGATGGCGATTTCCGCATGCGGTAAGCGGGGAATCATTATCGATTACAAAACGGGCAGGGGCGAAGTTGATAAAGCCGTTAGCAATTTGCAACTCAGGTTCTTGGCCGTACTGATGGCTCAGGAACATCCAAACCTTGATGAGATCACCGTAGGGATCATCCAGATTGGCTCACCTACAACTTTATGCGCTTACTCTAAAAGTGATATACGCCTATCCCGTGAGAATATCCTAAAAGGGCTAAAGGCGCTGGATCAGGACAATGCCCCCCGAAAGAGTGGGACATGGTGCAAGTATTGTAAGGCAATCGGGGTATGCGAAACTGCGATGGGCGAAAGCATGCAAATCGTCCCTGCGGAGGCGAAGTTCGAGTTGGGCATGCCCTTTGAAGAATTGCTTATTAAAGCCGAAATAGCCGAGCAAATCATAGAAAGTATCAAGGAGAAGGCTAAGACGCTTCTAAAGGCCAATCCTGACGCAATAAAGGGCTATAAATTAAGTTCTCCGGTTCAACGTCGGGCGATTAAGAGTCCTGAGACTGCCTTTACTAAGCTATCTACCATCCTTAACGGATCCGAGTTTGCCTCTTGTTGCTCTGTAAAGGTCGGCGATTTACAGAAGTTGTTGGCAAAAAAACAACAACTCGGTGTGAAAGACTCTAAAGAGGCGTTGTCGAGTCTCTTAGGCGACGAACTAGAGGTGATTGAATCCGAACCAAGGCTAGTGAAAAGATGAGCAAAATTAACCAGATGAAAACTCAGGCGATCAAAGAAGTGATTGCCCGACTGGAAACCATGAAGTCAGGCAACTACACCAAGGAGCAGGACAAGAAGAATTGGTCTGAATTACCCAAGGGCAGGGAAACCATGAGTCATTATTTCAAGCACCTTAAGGAAGAGCTTGGGCGGAGAACTGCTTGAGCATTTACCGAGATCCACTCAAGGAGTCCGGTGACGAATGCCGTCCGGACAACCAGAGGCTAGAGCAGATCATAGCCGGATCCTTGTTATGCCTATTGCCACTGCCTAACCGGTCATGGATAGACATAGGGGCCGGTCAAGCAAGGGCCGAGCAACGCATCACTGGGTTTGGCTTTACCTACATGAGCCAAGATCCGGCCCCGAATCAACCGGTGGACGTGACGATACCTTTCCACACGATCCGGACGCACAAGTTCGGGGTGGTAAGCGCATTCCATGTCATCGAACACGTCCCTTGCTACGTCAATTTCTTAAAAGACATGAAAGGACTGGTTGAGGCCGGCGGGTATGCGGTTGTTTCGACCCCTCTCAGAGTCCAAACGGAATACCATTATAGGGCATTCGCCAAGGGATCCCACGTACTCAATAGCCTAATTGCTTTGGGCAACCTGATTGCCTCGTTTGACATCCATGAAGATCGGTTTGTCAGAACCGATGCCATGGCCGGCATCACCGATCCGAAATCAATTCTAAGTATATGGAAACCATAACCCCTTTCGCATACGAGGTCTTGAAGGTCGTCGTATCCATGGCCGAGCTAACTGCCTTCTGGCTGGGTGTGGCGATCCTATGGGGAATGTTAATCGTCGGAATAGCAAGCGGGGGAGCAATCGCCTTCTGGTTCATCCGGAAATTATGGAGGGAATTTTTATGAGTAAACTAATGGAAACACTTAACGCAAAGATCGCAACCGAGCGCCGGAGATCCGGAATGCTTGGTCTGGCCCTAAGCGCCCTAGCCAAGCAGAACGGGGGCCGATTGGTTATCCCAAGGAACGTGTTGGGGATGGTGGCATTCGACGGGAAGATTGCACCTCAAGTCGATGCAAGCGGGAACATGATTATCAAAGTGGTGGAGGACAACTTCAACGAGGATTACTTCTTTTGGAAGAGGTGTTGTCGTTTAGGCATCAGCTACTTTGACGTGGCGAACGTCAAGACTTCGGGCAACTGGAAGCATCTGTTTTGGCGGATCTATTGGAGGAGGGCATGAGACATCTCGAAAGCCAACTCCAACAGTCACTCGTAACACTGCTCCGGATGGATCACCGGTGCAGGAATCTCTTTGCGATCCCCAATGGTGGGCTTCGCAACATCCGGACTGCCGTTCGATTGAAGAAAGAAGGAGTACTTGCCGGAGTACCGGATCTATTCCTGCCCGTGGCACGGGGGAAGTTTCATGGACTATTCATGGAGCTTAAGACCAGCAAGGGAACGCTTTCGCCTTCTCAAAGGATTATGGGCGAGAACTTAATTGAAAATGGTTATGCGGTCGTGGTGATCCGAAACATTGACGAGGGCCGGCTCAAGGTTGCCGAGTACTTGGGGAGCAAATCGTGAGCAGAACACACAAGGTAATCACCCTAGAGAAGTTAAAACGGGCAGTGGACAAGGCTTACGTCCACTCATGCAAGAAGGGTATTGATCCCGCCAAAGTAAAGATTCTCGTTGCGAACGAACCACCACCGGAAAAGCCCAAGGTGATGATTCACTACATCATAAACACTCAAGGGTTACAGGCGGGGAGGAATTGATATGAGCGAAGTCAAACCGGCCCCAACAATCGAGGATCTGGCCGAGCTAGCCGGACACGTAGTTCGGAAGGTCATGATTACCGGATCCACCAAGTCCGGACTCAACGAATGGTGGACGAAAAACAACTGCGATTATCACGGTCTTAGGGCCATTAAACACACGTCAATCTGCCTAATGCAGAAGGACGGGAATGCCCCCAAGGACGTTGATGGAGAAAACAAACTAGACCATGCGGAAAGGGCCATTGTCAGGGCCGTGTTCCTATTGGCAAAACTGAAAGGACAAATGAAATGAGTGACACACAAACCACCGGAAACGCAACCAATCAACCAATCCCGCAATATCCGCCGGCAGTAAGCACCGGTGGGGGAATGGGAATGGGCGGATTTACGCCATATAACCCCGTAAATCAAATCGTCGATACCCTAAATAAGCTACGGGACAAAGTGATTGAGTTGGAAGGCAAAGTCACGGTTCTTACATCCCTCATTAAGAAATAGTGAGGCCGAGTAGCGAAAGAATCGGATGGGCTATCGACATCCTGAAAAGGAATGCGGAATCGTTGCAGGGGATTTACAGACATGCCCCAAGCACCATGCAGTCCGGCTTAAAGGAGGTTAAGCAGGGTGTCGATAGCTCAATCCTCATATTGAAAGAGATTGTTGAACACAAGAAACGCAAAAGAGAAAAGGAGTTAGAAAACAAATGAAATATCAGTTCATGGATAGAAAAGGCGGAAACACGTTGCTACCGGAAGGCGAATACAAGGTTCGCTTCATTGATGGTGAGTTCATGGTTGCAAGATCCGGAAACGAAATGCTCAAAATCACGATGGAGGACGTGGACAGCGGTACGCAAATCACCGACTTTCTGTTCTTCACCGAGAAAAGCGCATGGAAAACGGACGCATTCCTCAAGTGTTTTGGTGTAGCGCCAAAGAAGGGAGAGGAATTTGAGTTGGATCAACCGTTCTTGTCTAAAACCAAAGGCAAAGAAGGCGAGGTATTGATTGGCGTTGAGGAATACAATGGAGTGAAGCGCAACCGGATTGGAGAGTTTTTGGCTCCATTGACCAAGGCGACAAAGGCTCCTGAGCCGGTACAGGCAAAGGCTAAGTCAAAGGCGGAACCCAAGCCGGACAACGACGAAATACCGTTCTAATGCGTATTAGAACCATCAAACCGTACTTCTGGAAGCACCCCCTAACGGGGAGGCTTTCAGGGGATGCGAAGTGGCTAGGCGTCGCACTGCTCAATGTGGCAGATGACGAGGGCTATTTCCATGCCGATGAGTACTACCTACGGGGCGAGGTGGATCCTTTCGCAAAGGACACCAAAACCATATCAAAAAGTTTAGAGGAATTGGCTAATATAGAGTTTATTAAAATCGTGACACACCCCAAAATGGGGAAGATCGGTCGCATCTGCAAATTCAAAGAACATCAGGTGATCAACCGTCCGACGAGCAGTTCTATAAAAGGCTACTACTTAGCGAGTAATACCCAAACTCACGGAGCGTTCAGTGAGGACTCAGTGACGACTCACACACAACTCACTGACGACTCACTGCCGGAAGGGAAGGGAAAGGAAGGGAATGGAATGGAAAGGAATAGGATCCCATCGCTTGAAGAATGGTTGTCTTATTCAAAAGAAATCGGATTTGACGAAAGCAACGCTGAACAGACTTACAACTGGTATCAGTCAAACGGCTGGAAGGTCGGCAAGAACCCAATGAAAGACTGGAAGGCATGTGTACGCACTTGCCACCTACGCAACAAACCAAAGCAAGTGAAGTCACTCACAGCAATCAAACCACAAACCAAAACCATTCAATACGAGGAGGCTTAAAACCATGGGACGCATCCTACACGCACCAACAAAGTATTCGACTCAGATCAAACACAAGCCAATGCGAGTCGAAAAGCTAATCACTGTCATGACCGGCGAACCTCACACCGGCAAGACCCACAGGGCAATCGACGCCGGATACGCATGGATTTCAGACAAACCAAAAGCAACGGCATTGTTCCTGAACATGGAAAACTGGCTCAAAGACATCTCAGTGGCTTACCATGACAACAAACCAATCCAGTCCGTGCTAGACCTGCCCACAAAGGTGGATTTGCTCATCATGGACGACTTATGGGCCAATGATCGGCACTTAAAAGATCACAACGGAGGCCGAATCTCAGACCTAATCCGTAACCGCATGGATGCTGGCAAAACTACGATCATCACGACCAACTGCACGTTCGAGGATCTAACCAACCTCAATGTCGATCAAAGGCTCCTATCACGACTCGATCCATCCAACGAGCATGCCAAGTGGATCCTTTACAAGTCAGTCGATGCAACAAAGAAGGCACTCGAAGGAAACTGGGAAATCAAGCAACCACTCTGGTACTACGACGCAATCGCAGTCGCATCAGACGTTAAGAAAGGTCACTCCGGATGGTCGATAAGCCTACTTTGCTCTAAAATGCCTGAGGATGGGTGGATATGGCTTCAAACGATGCTTACCCCTAGCGAACTACAAACCGCACGGGAATCGGCATTATTGCTCGATTGCGTGGCATCTAATGAGAAAGATGTTGCCAACCTAACAACAACTGACATAGTTGATGAACTGGTAGCAGTCAAAGCGCCAGAAAAGGAAGTCGAGGTAGTTTGGTGAGCGAACCCGCAACGTTAGCTGAGAAGATTGCGAGCAAGGGCAGGGAGAAGGGTTTGACCCGTTTTGGCCCACACCGAGCGCACATACGTGAGGGGGTAATGAACCTAAACCAGTCCGAGCTACAAGATCCGGAGATTCTTAGGAAGTGCTATAACGCTATCAATGAAGCACTTGAGGCTAAAGAATACTTGTGGAATAACCGGACGCACACGTATGACGAAAGGCCCGATCATAAAACTCGTTTAAGATCTGCGGAACTATATCTAGGTTATGCAGTTGGGAAACCAGTCGAGAGAATCCTCACGACGACTAAGCACATCAAGACTGAGGATGATCGTCTCAAGGATTTGACCCCTGAAGCATTGGAGCTTTTGGCCGATAAGCTACGTAAGCATGGGCAAGCGCAAGCAGTTATAGAAAATGTTCCACGAAACGAACACGAAAGTCATAAGTAGTTTGATTATGAACGGTTTATCAATCCACTTAGTACATGATTCATTGTGCGACAAATCGCAGGGCGACCCCCCTCCGTTCCCCTTTTTTGGCCGGTCTTTTCCCACAATAAATACGTATAAAAAAAGGTCGGGTTCCCGTACCCCCCCCCTTCGCTTTAATTCAACATCGTCTTTCCTACGGCTAATTCCAGTTTTATTTTTTCTCAGCTTTTCATTTTCAAGTTCTACGTGCCGTTCCGCTTTTGTGTTGCCCAAACCTAAGGTTCTCAAAAAGGTCTATGTGACTGCGTACTGGCGTGGCGAGGATCCTGACACGTCGAGGTTGCGTAGTGCCTCTGGCCGGCGTCTGGTTAGCGGTCGAAGCATGGCGTCGGATCCAAGGGTGTTTGATTATGGTACAAGGTTAGTGGTTGGGAACAAGGAGTGGGTGGTTGTCGATACCGGTAGGGATGTAATCGCTAAGAAGGCATCTAGGTTGAATGGGCATAGGGGGGTTCCCGTTGTGGATTGCTTCTTTAATACCGAGAGGGAGGCTATGCGTTTTCTACATGCGCTTCCTTCGAAGTGTTTATATGCGGAGGTCAAATGAGGGAGGGTTCTAAAGTAGTATGCGTCGATGACAGTTTTGAGACGGGGATTATCAACTTATACAAAATGCTTCCCATAAAAGATAAAGTCTATACCGTCCGTGGGATGAGCGTCGGCGTTTCGACAACAAGTGAGGCGGGGGAGATTGCCGTTTATTTAGTCGGCCTAGAGAATCCGTGTTCGAATGTGCATCCGTTTCCTGAGCGTGGATTTAAGATTGAAAGGTTTCGTGAGATTGAGGAGCCGGTTGCGGAAGCGGTTGAATACGCCGAGGAGATGTCGAAATGAAGGTACTGCTTTCTAGGATTTTTTTCTGGATGGGGGATTCAGCTTACCGGTTGTTTGGATCCTTTGGGTTTGGGGCATGGGCCTACCAGAAGCTAATGAAAATATCGGTGGATTTGGATAAGCACGGGGATGTGTGGGCATTCCGTCCCTCGAAGCGGAAGTTTGGCAAATGGAAAACTACTCCTTTTGGAAATAAGAAAAATAAATGAAAAAGAACAAGGACTTGGGAAACGTCACGTTTGGTAAATCGAGGAAAGTTAAAATGGTCGAGGTGGATATTACTTTTAATAAGAAGTGCGGGGATAACCTTTACAAGTACGGGCTTATGGAACTGCGAAAAGACAGGGGAGCAGTGATCTCGTACATGGTGCGATTGGCGATTGAACGGATGGTTAGGGCAAAGAAATGATTACTTACTTGCCGGCCCCCCGCTGGGTTCAAACTCCCTTAGGGGAAGGGCTATGGGTTGGAACGATTGATTACGGGATTTCTCATAACCCAATCTACCTAGTGGAGATTGCATCTAGTGGTGAACACCGGTGCGTCGATATGAGGGAGATCAGGGGATTGGAAAACAAAACATTCAACATAGATCGTCCGATCATGAGTAGTGGTCGGGATCCAAAAATATAAAAGAAAGGCAGGGCAAAGTAATGAGTCTGTATCAGGCATTTAATCGCAGTGTGGAGCAGGGCAGGACAGCGGAGCGCAGTAACGTGGTGAATCTTGAATTGGCTAGAGATGAGGCAATCATGGCAAGGATCAAGTTGGTGGAACGAGGGCTAGAGGCTATTACCGTTTTATCGCATAGGATCGCCGGCATGGAGGCTAGGATTGCAAGCCTGACGGTAAATACCGCTGGAAGCTGGGGCGATAATTATATCAAAAATCTCAGCGCCGGAGTTAATGCGGATCCGGTTGAGAAAGTCGAGGGGCCAAAATTTGATATTCCGGAAGATCTTAACTTTGATAGAAGCAACTACACTAAAAAGCCGGCAAACAAAACACCGGATAAAGTCGCTCGGAGATGGGCTATATGGAAGGCACAGCATGAATCCGGCATGCGGATTCTTCAGATTGCAAAGATGTGGGGTTGCGATCACGGATCAATCCTTTATGCCCGTTCGAAAAATTGGAAAGCAAGTACCGGATGGCATAGGCGATGAGGCCGTTGTATGAAACACAAGAGGATCTTTCACGGGAAAGGGAGGTCGGAGAAGCGATTGCCGAGAAGTGGAAGGTCGGCATCGAAAAGTTACCGATCAAATACATCGTCGATTACGGGCTTACCCGCAACGAAAAGGTTGTTGCGTGGGCCGAGATTCGTTGCCGTTCGAAAGTATGGGAATGTCCTTTTATCTCAGCGCAAAAGTACTGGTCGGGAATTGAGCTTTCCAAAAAATCAGGACTCCCGTTCTTCCTCATTTTCTCTTTTCCAAAACTTGTCTGCTACCGAAAGATCGAGGATGGGGAGCTTCCGGACATTGTGTTTGGGGGAAGAGGTCAGATTCGGGACTGGCAGGATCGTGAGCCAATGGTGGTCATGGACATTCAGAGCTTTACTAAGGTGGATGTTGTTGTTAATCTGACAACAACATGGAGCGAACATTTACATCAAGTCTAAGGGGAACCATTGAAGGCGAAAGGTCAATCTTCTATTTCTGGCCGAAAGACAAACCGAAAACGCACAAAAAAAAGCTACATCGCCGAAAATTGCGTAAAGCTGATCGAGGCGGTCGTCGCCGAGGCGATTCACGATTACCGTCATCTAAGGGCCGGAGGAATCGTCGATAAACTTAAGAAAGTTGGATCCCTAAGAAAATACGGATTCAGCAAAAACAGCAAAGTAACCACGATGCGCCACGACGGGGAAGTGGTGGATCTGCTTAACTTTCTCAAGTCTCCTGACTTAGATCTGCTACTCAGGATGTGTCATTCATCCGTGGATGGATCAACTCTACGTCGAAGATTGGACAAACCATATTATTCAGTATCAGCAAGGAACAGAGGCGCTGATGGGGCTTTTTATATATGATCTTTTTTCCAAGGATCCGATTTCTTTGTGAGGAACGTTTTAAGGGAGTCATCCCTGAACCTTACCCAGCGAGTCAATTTCTTCCGGATTGGTACAAGAAACTTCCCCACCGTACCGGCAATCAAGGGTTAAACAAAGGCACAGTCAAGAGATGCGCCCCATTCCTAGATTCTCTTTCCGCCGGCTTCATCATTCCTCTGGCCGGTGACGTTGAACTTGTTTCAACCGAGAAGGGAGCGATTGTCGCAACGGATAGTTCTTTCCCGACGAAAATCATAGGGATGCACCAACCTTGGCAGTTAGGTGGCGAGGCTCATCCATCCCATCCGGCCCAACCGCTTAAGTTCTCAAACTTCTGGCATATCCATGTTCCCGCCGGTTGGTCGGTATTGTTCGTTCCTCCCCTAAATAGGGCAGATCCTAGATTCGAGTGTTTTTCGGCAATCGTTGAATGCGACAAGTTTAAGAATCAGATTAACTTCCCGTTCGTCCTTAAGGATCCCAAGTTTTCCGGAATCATAGAGCAGGGGACTCCGTTGGTTCAGGCTATCCCTTTTAAGCGGTCGGAAATGGGCGGGAGACATGTTTGCGGGACGCTAGGCAAGAAGGATCTTGCAGAGATCCAGAAAACAAAACTTAAGATGGATGCCCATGAGTCTTATTACAGGGATCGGGTTTGGAAAAAAGACGGGAAGAGTCGATGCCCGTTTCACAGGATTCTCGGTTTATGAGTCTGGATTCAGTAATCGAAACGAGTCCGGCCCTGTGGATGGCAACATCCGGAATCATTAAAAACAAGGCCGGCAATCTGGTTAGGCCCACGCCAAATGATTTCCAAAAGTTTGTTTCGGAAGTGATTGAGTGGTGTATCGAAAACAACGAGCGTCCTAGAATTGTAATCCTTAAGCCTCGTCAAAAGGGATCCTCAACGGTTTCTTGCGCTTGCGTCTATACGTTCTTGCGTCGCTTCTCCGGAGCTAGGTGCGCTTTGATTGGGGATGAGTTGGATACGTCAAACAATCTTGCGGAAATCTTCAGCCGGTATGCAGACATGGACGATCACGTATGGGGCAACGAATGGCATAAGACTAAGTTGGCATTCTCAAACGATTCAAGTTGTCACAAGGAAACGGCAAACGATCCACGGGCCGGCATGTCATCCACCTTTCAAGTCGTCTTGGCGTCCGAGGTGGCACACTGGAAGAAGCGGGGAGAACGGAATGCCGAAAGCGTACTTCTTTCAATTCTAAATTGCGTTCCAGATGAACCCAAAACCCTAGTTATTGTTGAGTCCACGCCAAACGGGGCGTCAGGGGCATTCTATGAGAGGTGGCAAAAGGCAGTATGGTTTGAAGATTTCAAAAAAGGAAAGAAAGGAAACGGTTTTATTCGTGTGTTTTGGCCTTGGTATAGCTTTGCGGATTCGGTCGAGACGTTACCGGCTCAGAAAGAAGAGGAAATTAAGGAATCCCTCACGGATTCTGAGAGGAATCTGATGGGTTTGGGTGCAACTATACCGAATCTTGCATGGCGTCGCCGGATCGTGGGTGAGAAATGCGGTGGAGATGCCGAGCTTTTTAATCAGGAATACCCCACCGACGACGTTTCATGCTTCTTAACGTCTGGCCGGCCAAGGTTTGACCGGTCAGGGGTTGAAAGGATCGAGGTTCTTACCAGAAAGAAGCAGAGAACAGAGGGTGTTCTGGATCCTTCCGGTAATTCGGTTGTGTTCCGGCCTACCGGATCCGCCGAAGCGTGGCTATGGCTATGGGAAAAGCCTGAGTACGGTCGCCGGTATTTGATTGGTGTCGATACCATGACAGGGGCGAGTCAGGTAGCAGGATCCACAAGGGAGCCGGACTGTCATTCAGTGATAGTTTTGGCATCCGGAGCTTTCGTATCAGGCAAATGGATCCCGCCTTCCGTAGTTGGGAGGTTAAAACCACCTTGCAGGGTGGATATTGACGTTCTGGCCCTATTTGTGGACAGGCTTTCAAGGTTCTTTGGTGGTTGCATGGTCGTTCCAGAGGTAAATAACTCCGGATTGGCCCTAATCGAACTACTTAAGGATGCTCAAACGCCGATTTACCAACGTGAAATCTTCAATTTACGTGAATCCAAGAAGGCGAAGGCACTTGGATGGCAAACAACCGAAAAGACAAGGACGCTAGCAATAGAAACACTAGCCACGGCAATCAGAGACGGGGATATGGATGGCGGGGGAATCAATATCTATTGCCCAAACATCCTTTCCGAGCTTAAGACATTCGTAATTACGGACTCCGGCAAGGCCGAGGCGATGAGTGGGAATCACGACGACGATGTTTTGGCCTTATCAATCGCAATAGCGACAATCGATGGCGCAACTCCCTATCTTGCACCTTCATCCACAAGAGGACTACCGAGAGATCTGCTCAACGCAGAGAAATCCATTCAGGCAAACCGCAGAAGCTATGCTTGACGCACTAACGCATAAACCTAACTCATAGACAAAATGGCCGATTTTCCCCCAGCCCAGTATATTGACGGTTACACTGCAACGGGTGATACAATATCTTTCACGATTGCGGGATACACTGGAAAAAAAGTTGCAAGCGTAACGGTGACTGATGGTGGATCCTATACACCACCAACCGCTTCAGTTGCATTCTCTGGAGGATCCGGTAGTGGAGCAGTAGGACAATGCTCGCTTGAGTTAAAGAGCTTAGATTTTGGTTCGACTGGTGCAACGTCACTGATTGTGACATCACAACCAAACGCAGTACAAATAAGTATGAGTGGCAATAGCAATGCTTCACCTTTGTATGGGTTACAATCTTTATCTGCTACCGGCGATCACTATTACAATATAAATACTCCTCCAACAATATCAGTTTCGGGAGAAAATGGCACAAGCACAGATGCGACAATATCATTCGATTCAACATCCTCTCTTCATGTCGCCAGCCTAGTAACCCCAACCCCAGCAACAGGGGGTGGTATTTATCCGGTAGGAACAGACACCCCAGTTGAGATTGTTGATGCAAGTGATACAGACGTAGTTCTTGGAACTGCAACAATATCCGCAAATGGTAACGGAAATATCGATGGGGCGACTGTAAATGTAGATAGCTGGACTACTCCTGAATCAAGGGCAATACTCCTTAGTGAAACACTTAAACTCAAAACAACTGTACCATCCTACCTTATTACCTCGTTCACAACTTCTACGCAGTTTTATCATAACAGGTATGGTGGAACTCCGGCGATTTCTGTATCGAGTCAAAGTGGTTTTGCAGAATCTACAACAACCATCTCCGTTTCTAGTCCTTACTTCAAACCAATAACCTTTTCCTATAATGGCGTTCCTTTTGTCGCTGGAACTTCACCTTATTGGCAGGGTACGCTTGAAGGACAAATCTATGAAGATGAACCAATACAGGGCTATACCCCCGAAACGGGAGTGGGGGTAATATCGAGTGGATCGTCGGTAGCCACTTGGTCAAGTTCTCATTATACTTGGAGTGATGTGGGTCAAACGTTTTGGATGTATAATATTGTGTATGGAGAATTCCGAACGTATGCGCTAACCGTAAAGGGTGTAATACCTTATAGTCCATCCCAATATAATATTGTAGGTTTAACCCTTGGTGGAAGATACGATACACCAACACCAACCCTTGCCATAACAAATCTCTACACTGACCCTGCGTGTACTACTCTCGCTACTAGCGCTAATTTCAATATAGGAGTGTCATCAAATACTACAAGTTCAGCTAGTTTCAATATTAAAGCAGTCAGAATGGCTCAATCAACAGCATCCTCAAGAGTAACGGTTACTCAAGCTGGGGATGGATATACAGGACTACTTGCCGTAGTTCCCTCCGGACTTTATGCCAATACGAATCTGGATGACGTTGTAACATCAAACAACTTCACACAAACCTTAATACTTAAATCGGCCAAGATAAACAAAAATAATGGAACTTATAGCGCACAACCAACAATAACAGTCTCCGGTGGTGGCATAAATGATTCTAGTGTAACCAAGAGCTTCAAATACAATGTTAAGAGTGTAAGTGTTACAGTTGGCGGAACGGGATACACGACAAGCCCATCAGTAGCGATCACGGGGAGCGTTTCTTCTGGTGGAGCAAATGCAACTGCAACATCGGCACTTTTGGCAACCCCAGCCATATCTCTTCCAAACCTTACCGGAACCGAGGCAGATTCAACAACCGGAGACTTTCGTGAAGTATGCCACGCTTTATGCGAAATGATCGAAGCAATAGACACTACATGCGTAAAAACAGATTTTACTACAACTCTTCAAACAAGCGGAATAGGGGTTATGGAAAGATTCACATTTCAATTTGATCTACTTCCTGAAGCTGGTGCATTGGCAATAGATCCAGAACCATAATATGCCATACGATACATCACCATCATCATTCTTCGGCACAGGGTATTCGTATTCATCAGCAAATAAGACGATTACACTTAGCACGTCCAATTCCACGCATTCAATTAAGTTAGGGGAGCTTACAAATAGTGAAGCAAATCAGGCTACTGGTGACGTAAGGAAGTTGGCTTATGCGCTAATGGTATTTATTGAGCAAAGAATAGCGCAACTTGGTTCAAATAAACCAACAAAAATGACAATCGCAACAACCGTCAAGAACGGAAGTATTCAGGCGTCCTCAGGAGGCTTACTGAAAATATACGTGATCACATTCTATCGAAGTAACGTATCTCATTACGACGTCACGCCAGAGTGATGCTTGACAGGGCTTGTTGTCCTTCTAACAACATTATATGGCTGAAAAAAGCACCTACACTGGGCCTGACGTCGATACTGGTTTCGGGGCATATTACGAAAAACTAAGGGCAAATAAGATTTCCCAGCGTCGGAATAACACAAGTCAGCGCAGAAGAAGCCTAAGTGAAGATGAAGAAAGTGAATTAGTGTCGAAGGCTTTAGGATGGTATAAGAATCTATCAGATAAAGACAAGAGTAGTTATCGTTTCGATGCCGAGAGGGGCGCAACAGCAACGGCAGACGAAAAAGAACAATTTCAGGCTGAATTAAGCCAAAAATACGACATGCTTGGGCGCAGGAGACAGTCGCCTCAAGAGCAGTGGAAGCAATACGAGGACAACATTGGTCGCAGTGGTGACGTGATGATTACCAATACTGACGGAAAGAGGGTCGTAAATCCAAAATACAATCAGGAGATTATTGAAGGCTACGGAAAGAAAAACCCGACAACTGGAAACAATGCAAAACCCGTTCCTGAGCCTTCTTCCAACAACGGAGAGGTTCAGGTTGCAGGGGTAGCAAACGCAGAAGGTAAGGTCGGCGGATCTCAGCCGGCGGGATCTGCCAAGTCAGTGGAAACGCCAAAACCGGCTGGTTCCTCTCCTGAGCTTAAAGCCAAGGGAAACCAAGATCCAGAAGGTTATGGCTACACTGACTCTGAATCGTATAGCGCATTCAAGAAAACACGTCCCTCTGCGGTAAGTGATTACGATACCCAATTCAACCAAGGGGCGATGGGTGAGAGGTTAAAAGATATTCAGACTGCTCAGGATGGTTTGGCACGAAATAGCAGATACAGCACTGACAGTAGTGCCGAAAGGAAAATGGGTGATGCACGGGCTAGGAACGAGTATCAAGACGAGCGTGAGCGAATTAAGATGGAGTACGATAAGGGTATTCGTGCAAGCGAACTGCGAGATGAAGATAACCGAAGGCTAGCAAGCGGAAGAACACTTAAATATGACAAGGAGCGTGAGCGCAACGAAAGAGGCTACATAGCTGATCGTACTCAGTTCGCAGACATCGACGAAAAAATGGGCGAGATGCGACGAGTTGTTATAGGAAGAGAAGAGAAAGACGGTAGGACTACAACATTCCTAAGGAACAAGGATGGATCAACCTCATCCACTTCAACGACGACTCAAGCGACCGAAGATAAGATTGACGGACTTAGGGCTACTAGGACTAAAGAATTGCTTGCTGGTGGCATGGATGAAAAAAGCGCAAAAAAGCAAGCCTCTCAGGATGTTCGTCAAATATATGCTGAAGGGAACATCGACGACTACAATACAACCAACGGCAGACCCGCCACAAAAAGAGCAGATTATACGGCTTTAGACGACAAAGACAGGATTTCAGCTATGGCCCGTAATAATTACGACCCATCCAAGCTAGCCTCAGATAAAGAATACCAATCTGTATTGGCACGACGAAGTGGCGACAAGAAGATCCAAGACATGTCAAAGGACTTCGATAAGCAGAAAATGGAAATGGCGAGCGCAAAACCAGAAGTGGCAAAACCTTATGACTTTTTTAAGAAAGATGGTTCTGTCGATAAAAGCGCATTTGCCCGTGTTAGCGATAAGCCTTTGGAAGTTCCATACAAAGAGAACGCTCCCGCAACAGGCTCGAATCCAATACAAGCACCAAAGACTCCTCAATATGAGGGTGATGTCGGCTACAAAGGGCCATCTGAAACGCCTAAGGCCGAAATCCAAAGCGCATCCAAAGAACCGGAATTAAATGATTTTCAGAAAATGTATGTTGAAGAGGCTCAAAAAGCTATCGCTAAAGATCCATCAGTCGCTCAAACAATGGCAACAAACCAATCCGGAAAAGCGGGTGGATTCAAGTCGGGCATAGATGCAGAACAAACTAAAGATTTAATGGCGATAGATACAAAAACAAATCAACCAACAATCTCTGCACCAAAACAAGTTGCCAGTACACCTAAATATGAGGGGCCGGATGCTTCTGGTGGCACTGCTGACGCAAACGACTTAGCTAGAAAGAAAAAGAAAAATCCAAACGAAGGAACAATGGTAGCTTAACAAAGGAGACAATATGGCATACACAAAAACACCTACAACTTGGCTCGGAGCCGGCTATTCAGCCAACTCCGGATCAAACACCGTAACATTCACAACCGGTAGCGCATCTAGCAACGTAACAGTTGCAGAGCTTACCAACACAGAAGCAAATGCAAGTACCGGCGACATCCGGAAAATCATGCTGGCTTTTGTGGAGCAGTTTTATCGGGCCTTTAACGCCACTGCGGTTGCAGATCGGCCATTAAAAATGACGGTCACAAGGAACATAGTTGCCGGTCAGGACAACGTGAATACGGCAAACTACCAGTTCAGCTTCACGCTATCCCCAACCGTTCTCGAAGTAGCCGACGAGGTTTAATCTATGGATGGCGAGTCGGGAGCTTTTTCGGCTCCTATCCTTACGGACTTTCCGGATGGATGGAAACCGAAGAAGTGGAAAAAGGGATTATCTGTATCAGAAGCCAATAACCAAGGTGGGGATTGGCACGACAAGATGAAGAGCGAGGGCAGTAAATTGGAGAAACAGGCAAAGATGGAAGCAAATAAACAGGCAAATAGAGAATCAGCACAGAGAGCAAACGCAAATAGCGGGATAACACGGGCTTTAGGATAATTGAACAAATGAGCCTAGAGAACATCTTCGATGACTCCAAGGGAGCTAGTCGCCTACCTGATTCAAAAGGCGTCGGGATCGACCCAGTTAAACTTGAGGATGTTAATTTTGACCCTAAAGAGTCGGATCCGGTGGAACCGACTGGTTCTGCCATGGCTTATGCTAGTCCGGTAAATCCAAACCCATCCGGAATCGATTTCAGGTTTATGCGGGATCCTTACGCTAGAAAGAACTTCAAGGGCGAGATTGATTACGCAAACAAAGCGGATCAATTCAATAGCAGGATTGAATCTGCTCAGTCCCAGCTAAAGGCTAGGGAAGAGAGAGCAAAGCAAGTAGCGGAGCTTAAGGCTCAAAAGCAACAGGAAGCAGATTTCAAGAAGGGAATGAATAGCGAAAAGGAAGGGCAATACAGGAAGGCAGGACAAAAGTTTTATACGGATGCCTTTGGTGACGTTCAGGCTCAAGTCAATGAAGAGAACCAACCGGTATATGATGCTACTCCTTGGAAGATCCAGAAGGGCTTAGACGGACGCAACGTAAAAACCCGCAGAAACGAGTTCGGGCAAGTAGAAACAGAGGATCCGGATAAAGATGCGCCTATCGCAGAATCCAAGATCAAGCCAAACCAACTCTTTAGGAAGAACAAGCTATCAGAGGATCAATTCGTCGGCACAGTGGATGAAGGTCTGACTTCTGGTGACGAAACAATCCGAGGTGTGGCTGAACAGGCAAGAGAGAAGCAGAACGACAACCTTCTTAAAGAAACAAGGAACTCGTTTGTACGCCAAGAGCTTAAGGTTAAAGCAGATCTCGACGATCATAAACTTCAGATGGCCCAGCTTGCCAAGGCGTCGCAGGAAAACGACATGCTTCCGGATTCGCCTGAGAAGCTAGCGAAGAAGGCTGAAATTGATAAGGCAATCGAGGATGGGGCCAAAAAAGCGCAAACCTTTAGCGAATCACTGCTTGAAGCGAAAGCCCAGCGGGAGGATTTTGAAGGAAGTCAAAGTCTATCGGCATGGTCAAATGCTGAGAGGGCAAGACTAGACTTCTTGAGAAGTGATAGAGGCGCAGAATACCTAAAGCGCAAGGGGATCGATAATCCTGAAAAGGATCAGGTTCTAATTGACATTCGCAATAAGCTGAACGAGCAGGGCAGGAAAACCCTAGAGCAGTCTCAAAAAAAAACTGAAGATAGAACCCAGCTAGTCGGAAACACGATGATTGACGGGGGAGAGCAACCCGAATCATCCAAAAAGAGTCCTGCCTTACCGATGCAGGACACGGCAACGCTAAGAGAAGCTGACGATAAGTACGAAAAACGGGTTACGGATGCAAAGATTCTAGCGAACGAAGTTGCCACGAAGGAGAACGAAAAAGTACGGGCATTGTATTCGAATCTAAACGCTAGTGCCGATGCGGTTACTTCAATCGACAACCAACTCAAAGGGCTACAAGACCGGATGACGGAACTCAAGGCGATGACGGGTGGGAAGATCACTCCGGACGTTGCCGGTCGAATCAATGCCTTGGCTCAACAAGCCGAAAACCTTAACCAACAGAGGCAGGGCCATGTTTCCAAGTACGAGGAATCAAAAGGCATATTCGACAAGGAAGTAGGAACATTCGACGATAAAGGCGGGTTCAAGTCGATTGGAACACGTATGGGAGCGATGTTTGATGCCCAGCGCAATCTTGAGACTGAAGCGAAGAACGCAGATCAAGAGAGAAGATCTTCATACGAATCCTTACAGGCAAAGGTTGAACAACAAGAGAAAGTTAAACAGGAAACATTCAAAACGGTTGTAATGCCCAAGATCGACAATGCGGTACGGTCAATGGACGACAAGGCATTCGAGGCTTCATTAAAAGAGGCGAACGATCTTGGGATGGATAAGGAAGTTTCCGAATCCCTCCGGATGTACTATCAGCAAGCCAAAAAGAAGTATAACGGGAGTGACGCAGACTTTTGGGACATGGATGTTTTCAACCTAATGCTCCGCAGTTCGCCGGCCATGGGCATGCGTATGATTGGGGCGATGGCGGATATTGTTGCCGGTGAGAACGATCCTAGAACTCAGTTCATTTTTGGTGAAACTTACGAACAGAGACAAGCAAGACTATCCTCGTTTGAAGGGGTTGGTGCAGAAACATTGTCACCGGACGTAAAAGCCGGATCCGTTTCAATGGGCATGGGAGACGGGGCAAGGGAAGTGAGTTTTGGGGAGCTTCTTAAGGAAGCGCAAAAAGCTAAGACTGGTAAATACGATAAGAATGCAGTTCCGGATCCCTTCAATCAGGTAATGATTGGCGGAAAGACATACGATATTGGTACTACCAACTATTTTGTGAACAGCCTCCGGATGGCATCGGAGTACTTAAGGAAAGAATCCAAGAATCTTGAAGAGGCTTTACCGGTATCTGAGCAGTTCCTAACAACGGACGTCGGACAGTTTGCAAAGGGATTGGCAGAGCTTCCGGCACAAATCGGGCCGGCTTTTATTCCCTTTGTTGGAAACGCTATCATGGGTGCGGGTGTGAGCGCAGGAATGTACGACGAATACATGCAGGATGCGGAACAAACTGCCATGAAGAACGGTACGGAGTTTGACAGGCTTTCGGCCCATCAGGGTGCATTGAACTATATAGCGGGAGGCGCACCGGCTGAAATCGTTTCAAATATACTAGAGATGAGGCTAGGTGGGCTTGTTAGACCATTGTTTAACAAGGTCACGACTAAGGCACTTGGGGATGCACTTGGGGCAGTATCAGTTTCCGGACTTCTTGGTGGTACAACTGAAGCATACCAACAGTTCATGCTTAACGTAACCAAGAAGTACTTCGATAAAATGCCGAATGTCGAGCTAACTGAGGGTGTATGGCAAGCATTTAAGATCGGTGGATCAGTAGAGGCATTTGTGCCGGCTATGGTTGCCTTGGCTCAAACTGCCCAATCTCAAAACAAGAGATCTACCGATATTCGCAAGCTGATGGCAGATTTCGGAAAAGCTAAAGAGGTGTCGCTGAATGCGCTACCTATCGGCCAAAGATTAACCAATCCGGATCTAGGCGAATATACCCCTAAAGAGATAAGCAAACAGGAGACTAGGCTAAACTCTATTGATACACGGATTGCTTCGATTGAGCAGGAGTTGCCAAAAGCCAAGGGCGGAAAGAAGCGGGATCTATTGAATGAAGGCGCACAACTGTACGCTCAAAGGGGGCAGATTATCCCTACGGTTACGGTTGGCGCAGAAATGCAGAACCAGATTCAGGAAGAGCTTTCTAGGTTTCCGGCTCAGACAGTCACAGACGAAAAGGGCAAGGTAGTAACCGAAGCCAAGTTAGGCCCAGTACGGGCATTGGCTAAGTATGCCTCAGGAGCAGAACTTTCGTTTGACGAAATGGCAGAAGAGCTTCCCGACGGATCTCCGGTATTCGGTAAAGATAAAAACGGGGCAGTGGTCGTATCACAAAAGGCAATCGACCAGTACCGGATTACTGCCTCGACAATCTCCGCCCTAGCTCAAGGAAGGAGCGCAGTGAACGCTCGGTCAATGCTTGAGCAGAAGCAGGACAAGGAAAAAGCAAAGACCACACCAGTTGTCGCCAAAGACCGCAAGGAGGAGGCCGGCAACCTATTCAGAGTTCGGGTTACGGACACGGCCACGATGCAAGATCGAGAGGTGGATGTTCGCTCAGAATCCCCCGAAAGGGCTAGATTAACTATTGCCGGAAGTCCTAAGGACTACGGATTTGAAGGTGGCATCAGAGTAGGCGAAGCGATCCCAGTAGGTGCGGGTGAGAATAAGCAGGGTGGGAATGTCGGCAAACCGACAACAATGCCCCAAAATGCGTTCAGGAGGCCGATTACAGGCAAGGAAAGAACATCCTTGGTAAGATCCATTCTGGACGCCCCGCCTGAGCGTAGAAAGGCTTTACAGAAGATTTCTGAATCCGTTGGTGGTCTGGTTGAGAACTATAAAAGCATGTTTGATTCGGTGGATTTCACATCTGATGACAATATCTCTGGTGGCGTACAGATCCGATTCTCACCGGACGGCAAGACTAGGAAGCTGGCAATTAGCCTCACCGGACTGCAAAGGGAGCTTCAAGGGGCCGAAAACGCCGATCAGGTACTTCTTGGGAAGTTTGTCGAGGAAGTTACTCATTCGGTTGGGGTTCAGGTTGTTTCTAGGGAGGAATCCCAAAATATCTCGAAAACCATGTCTCCGAAACTTCGGAGGGCATTCGTTGATTCTTATTACGCCTCTGAAAAATCCGCCGGCAAACAGGGTAAGATTAGCTCCGATAGCGCATTCTCCGGTGAGCTTACCGATTTAGAACATTATGAAATAGGGCAAGAGTTCATACGAGCGATTGTCCAGAAGGACGAACGTGTTTTGGGCTTCATGACTGAAGAGGCTCAAAGCAATCCAGAGTTTTTGCCCTACTTCATAAATGCGCTCAAAAAGATCCTCGATGCAATAACTTCCGGTGCGTACAAGATGGACGCTCCTTTAGCCAACGAAGCTAAAGAGCGAATTATCAGCACGATGGAGAAGCTGGGAGCGTTAAACAAAATATCTGCGGATCGGGCGAAAATTGGCTATGGTAACAGTGCCAAGACAACCGACACTGCAACCGTTCAAGGGGTTCCCGCCACAGGATTACCTACTTCTGTTCCTACGGATAGAGGTGGAGTTGGAACTGGATCGGCTAGCCAAACGGATGAGGGAGGAACCACCGGAGCAAGTGGGTTGGCAGGATCTCCCGCTATTTCAACACAAGGACGTAGCTACAATGTAGCTACACCAAAAAATACGATGAGCGTTCCCGTTCAAGGGAAACTCGTCGAATTGGGAGATCTAAAATCATCGGCTGGAACAAACCTTCAGCCACGGGATAGGACACGGGCGGGTAACAGGGAACAAGAGCTAAAAATTGCAAGGAATCCAAATCATGCGATGTGGGCTAGGCCGGCTTCAACTTCTGATACCGGTCTTACGATTGTAGGCAAGGATGGTCGTATTTATAGCGGTCACGGAAGGACAAACGCCAAGAACCTTGTCTATCAAATGGCCGAGACACCATCGGCAGATCAAGCATTAGGCCAAAAGAACGCTCAAGGGCTTAGGGATGAGATCAAGAACACGATGCGACAGATGGGCGAACCGGAATCGGAGATAGCAAAGGTCGATACAATGAAACGCCCCGACTACGTGGGCATGTATCAGGGTGACGAGAATCCTAGCAAGATCCGGCAATTCGTCAGGGATTCAAACATCGAGGGGATGAGTGTAGCGGAACAAGCATCATACGATGCGCTTGAGTTTATCGATAATCCCAAGCTGATCAGCAACCTACGGGCCGGATCGAATGGAGAGATACTTCTTAAGCGCAACGACAAGGTTTTATCAGATTTCTACAACGCAATCGGATCCCCTAGAGAGTTAAGGAAGAAAGATGGATCTTGGAGTAAGGCCATGGAAAGCAGGGTAATGGGCGCACTCATGGCCCTTAATTTCGGTCAGAATAGCGATACTCTCATCACAACCCTTACGGAAGATGCTGAAAATCTCGGTCTTATTGGACTCCGTGCTGGACTTGTACAGGCTGGGCCTGATCTTGCGATTCTCGGTGATGGGGAATTGGACATTAAGCCAACCCTGACAAGGGCCGTGGAAGAGTTTGTTAAGTACAAAGAAAACGATGGGAAAATGGAGGACTTCTTAAGCCAAGGGAGACTCCAAGGGATTGAATCGGAAGCGTCACAAGAGACTGAGTTCATGATGAGAACCATCGCAGAGAATCCCACGGGCCGAGCGATTGGTGACTTCCTGAGAACCTATGCGGTTTCCGCAGTAGCCATGAAGCGAGAGCGTCAAGCCTACGGGGGCGGGATGTTCCCCGAAACAGAAGTACCCCTCAATGTCATGGATGTTCTCAAAATGGCAACATCCATTGTATCAAAGGGTGATTCAACACAGACCCTTAGTAGTCCCGCAAGGAATACCGCAGAGACGTTAGCCGGAAAACTTTCAGCATTCCTTGATCTTTCCAAGAATCCACAAAAGCAAAAAATCGCCCAATACGTTGCGAACTACCATAAAAACGGTTTATACGGGCTAATCAATAAGATGCTTGAACCGGTTCCATCCGGAGCATCCCTGCCTCCTCAGGCATACCAATTTGAAGAGAGACTTGAGAAGATCCTTTCGGTTGGTGATCCGGCTATCGACATCACGCTTCCAGATGGCAACAAGGTAAAGCTGGACGGTGTAGGAGCAAGCAAGGTACTTGCGGGTTTCTTGGAAGGCGTAAGCAAGCAACAGGACAACTTTAGAGAACTGATTGGAAAGGTTACTGCCGGAAGAGACTGGGTTGCGCTAGTTGCCTCTCCCAAAAAGATGAAGAGGCTTGCAGAAAAAGTCATTTTCGAGAAGAGAGGCGTAGTCGCAGATGACGCAAAAGATATTCTTCGGGCCACGATTGCCGTCAATACATTGGATGAAATGGATGAGGCGATTGCTGAAATCCAAAAATACGCAAAAGTAACGCAAGATAAGAAGAATCTTTATTTGGACACCGAGAACACTGGCTATGCCCACCGGTTAATTCTTATTCAATGGGACGGGTTAAATTGGGAGGCAGAAGTACAGATTAACTTACCCGAAATGTTGTTGGCTAAGGATATTGGACATCGTTTTTACGAAAAGATCCGTAGCCTTGAGGCTTTAGCTACAACTCTTCGAAATAATGAAGAAGTTCTGGCTATCGAACGTCAAATCGAAGAACTAAAAGAAAAGGTTAATCAGGTTTGGCGAGGCGCACGAGACTTGATCACTAAACGCTTAAACGCATCCAAGGATCTTACCCGTGGAGCTTCGAAAGTAGAGACAAGTGGAAATCGAGTAAGCGGAATATCATCGCAACGCCAAGCCCTTACTCCAAGTACTGCAACAGGGGTATCATCAACATCAAATAGTTCTGTTTTTGGATCCGAAATCAATTCTTCGAGATCCGGAGCTTCGTTCGCTTCATCAGGTGTTGTTGGCATGACAACAATCAATAGCCAGAAATACGCTGTCCCGCAACCTGAAAGTATCGTTTATGCAAATGTCGAGGATTTCAGGGGTACGGTCGATAGTTCTCGGTTGGCAAACGTTCCAGAAAACGAGGCTTCTCTTGGTACTATTTTCAATACAAAGGCATCAGGATCCTTCATCATTAAGCTAGATAAACTGATTTCACCGGTAAATGAGCTTAACGACGAGGGATTTGTAGCAGGAAAGAAGGCGGATCCACGACAAACAGCTATCAATCGCATGGTTTCAAACCTTGATGGAGAGACATTTACACCAAGAGAACCTATTGACCTTGCGGATAACGGTGATGGGACTTACACAATTATTGACGGAAATGCTACTGCCCAAGGACTTATGTTGGCAGGATGGCAAAATGCGGTTGGAGTTGTTAAGGAGTTTGCCCTTTCAGCCCCCCGTCGAAACACTCAAGACGCTAATCAATTAAGCCTATTTGACGAAACCGGCAGTGCTTCGGTGTTGTCAAACAGCAAACAAGGGGGTATTGAAAGTGGAGAACAATATGGACAACCAAGAACAAGACAATCAACCGGAGAATCCGCCCAAACTCAGGACGGACTACGAGGGAGCGATGAGCTTTTTGGCGAATACGCCAACCGATCAACTCAGCCAACTAGCCAAGAATCCGGCACTCCTAGAGAAGTTTATCCTAGAGAGGTATCCGGAAATGGAATGGATTCAGTCGGACAACGAGGCGGAGTCGAGCCAACAGGCGGAACTAGATCAGGAGACGGTGTACAAAGCGGAACGCAAGATGCTAATACTATCGACGGAGAATCCGGAAGAGTGGTCAGTAATCAAGACGGTGCTAGAGAAAATCTGCCCGTTCGATCTAAACCTACCGTAGAACGTCCTGCGGAGGGTTCGCCAGACAGAAATCACGAAATCGCCCCTGAGGACATACTTGCCCCAAGGGGCGACGTAACAAGGCTTAAGACAAACATATCGGTAATCAAATTACTCAAGCAACTTGAGTCAGAGGACAGGAATGCAACGACCGAAGAGAAGAAGATCCTAGCTCAATACGTTGGCTGGGGTGGTTTGTCGCAAGCACTGGACAGCGACAAAGCAGAAAACGTAACCGACATAGAATACGCTCGCAGATGGATGAATGAAGAGGATCTAAAATCCTTGGAAAACTGGAACAAAAAATACGGCAAATACTACAATGAGCTTAAAGAGCTTTTGTCGGAAGAGGAGTTCAAGTCTGCAAGCGCAAGCACAACCAATGCCCACTATACGTCGCCTGAAGTCATTAACTACATGTGGGATGCGGTTAGGAAGTTGGGATTCAATGGTGGAACAGTACTCGAACCCGCCGGTGGGATTGGTCACTTCTTTGGGCTAATGCCTAAGGACATGGCCGACTCATCCTACACAAAGGCCGTCGAGCTTGACTCTCTATCCGGAAGGATCATGCGGAAACTTTATCCAGAAACCGACGTTCAGATCACAGGATTTCAGGATGCAGAGATTCCTGACAACTCTATCGACCTTGCCATATCGAACGTGCCTTTTGCCAACGTTGCAATATACGATGCCGGCCTAGAAGCGCAGGGTGCGCCCAAATTGTCACTTCATAACTATTTCTTTGCCAAGGCACTTGAGAAGGTTAGGCCCAGCGGGGTTATAGCCTTTATTACAACAAGCAATACTCTGGACGCCAACGTTGCTCAGAGGAAATGGATTGCAGACCACGGGGAACTTATTGGTGCAGTAAGACTTCCAAACACCGCATTTAGCGAAAATGCCAATACAGAAGTCACGACTGACATCATCTTCATGAGAAAGCCGGACGGCAAGATGCCTAACTTTAATCCGGAGTCATTCAAAAGCACAAAGGAAGTGCCACTAGAGAATGGCGGAACAGTTAAGATCAATGAGTACTTCGCAAGCAATCCCAATATGATTCTTGGCCGACTTGCCAACGACGGATCTATGTATGGGGGCAAGGAAGAGATGACGGTACATCCTTTTCAGGATGGCCGAACACTAGCGAACGTTCTTAGTCAGTCCCTAGAAAAGTTGTCCGGCGACGTAATGGGCCAGAGCAAACCGGTCAATATGGACGCAGTAAGAAACGAAGAAGCGATGAGGGGCAAAAAGGTTGGGACTCTGGCGATGCTTGAGGACGGGAAACTTGGGATAGCCGGAGTGGAAAACTCGGATGAAGAGATCCTTAGTCCCAAAAATCGGCCTATTGCTATGGGATTCATGCAAGTAAGGGATGCCCTAAATGAATTGTATCGGATGGAAATGGATCCGGAATCTCAGGACGCCGAAATCGAGGATCAACGCAAGGCACTGAATGTTGCCTATGACAACTTTGTGGCAAGGAATGGATCATTCCATGCAAATAGTAAGCTACTGGACTTTGATCCGGACTATTACCGGATCATAGGAGCCGAAAATGAGGTAAAGTCTGATAGCAAGGCCGAGAACGTTAAGAAGTTCCTGACTAGGAAAAAGAACTACACAAAGGGTGATATTTTCACAAAGCGGATCCTCACCCCAAGGCAGGAGCCTACTTCTGCTTCATCCGTTGAGGATGCTATGGGCATATCCCTTGGATGGAAAGGCACTCTCGACACCGACTACATCGCCGGATTGGTTGGCAAGTCAAAAGAGGAGGTCGAGAAAGACATTCTTGGCAAGGGTATTGGGTTCAGGGATCCAGCTACCGGCCTTGTGTCCACAAAGGAAGAATACCTGAGTGGCAACGTAAGAAAGAAACTTAAGATAGCCGAAGAAAAGGCCAAAAAAGACAACAGTTACGAGGCAAACATCGAGGCACTGAAGAAAGTGCAACCGGTAGATGTGCCGTTCTCCGACATATCAATGAACCTTGGGGCGAACTGGATCCCGACAGACATCATATCTGACTTCGGTAGGAGCATACTCAAGACACGGGTTACAGTAACGTACAGCAAGGGGGTTGGGGATGTTTCTTCAGATAGGTACACGGTTACTTACGGATCCGACGGCAAGGGCGCAAGATCAATGGCAGACCTTCCCTCAGTAGCCACAAGCATCTACGGAACCGATAGAATGTCGGGGGTTCGACTGCTTGAGATGGCACTTAACATGCAAACGCCGATGGTATTCGACACAATCGACGAAAAGAAGGTTTTGAATGCTGGTGAAACCGAAAAGGCAAAACTGGCGATGGAGAAGATCAAAGAGTCTTTCGCCCAATACGCATCATCCAAGCCTGAAGTCTCCGAAGAACTTGCAAAACAGTACAACGAAAAGCGGAACTCCCATGCGTTACGTCAATACGACGGTCAATTCCTAACATTCCCTTGGCTTGCCAAGGGATACGACTTATATCCAGACAAAAAGAACGTGGTTTGGAGGGCTATTCAAGACGGGAAAATGCTTATTGCTCACGGGGTTGGAGGAGGAAAGACGGTCATCGGCACTGCTTTGACCATGGAACTTCGTCGCCTCGGACTAGCTAAGAAGCCGATGATCGTTGTCCACAACGCTACTTTGGAACAGTTTGCCGGAACGATTGGAAGAATGGCCCCGACTTCCCGTGTCCTTGTTGCCCGTAAAAAGGACTTCGAAAAGAGCAAGCGCAAGGAGTTTGTGGCGAAAATAGCCTCAGGAGACTGGGATGCGGTCGTCATGGCTCATTCAACCTTTAACCAGATCAAGGACGATCCGGAATACGTAAAAAAGATCACCTATGAGCTTATAGATGAGCTTCGGGATGCAATCGCTCAAACCATGAGTGAAAGCAACGAGGTGAGTCGTTACGGCAGGATCTCCAAAAAGAAGGATCCATCCGTAAAGGAGAAGGAAAAGCAGATCAAGAGGCTCGAAGAAAGACTCAAGCGAGTACAAGAGCGCAAGGTCGATGATGTCCTTACGTTCCAAGAGCTAGGGGTGGACGCTATTATTCTGGACGAGGCGCATATCTACAAAAAGATGCCTTTCGTAACAAAGCTAAAGAATATCGCCGGCATCGATAATTCGCCCACCGAATCAGGAACAAGCTTATTAACCAAAGCACGATTTATTCAGGAAAAGAACAAGGGCCGGAACATCTTCACGATGACTGGCACACCGGTAACAAATACCCTTGGTGAAGTTTGGAATCAGGTTCGCCTTATCGATCCCGAACTATTGGCCGAGTTTGGTTCATCTAGCTTTGATTCGTTTGTTTCTACATTCGCAGAGGTAGAGAGAAGTGCAGAGCTAAGGGCCAACGGAAAATATAAGAGCATCCAACGTCTATCGAAATTGGCTAACTTGCCTGAGTGGAACAAGATGTTCCGGACTAGAGCAGACGTCAAGATGGGCGGGGATATGGTCGTAAAGAACCGGCCTGAAATCAAAGATGGAAAACCTGACCTTATTGCGGTCGAGGCAACTCCTCAGGTAATCGAATACAAAAAGATTATCGATAGAATCATCGATGATTTTGACAGCATGGATGGACGGGAAAAGAAGGAAAACAGTCATATTCCGCTAGTTACTTACAATGCTTGCAAACTTGCATCAATCGACATGCGTTTGGTGGATGACAAGGCGAAGGATGAGGCGGGGAGTAAATCAAACACCATGATTGAAAAGGTGTTCGAACTCTACAAGAGAACGAATGATTACAACGGAACCCAAGTAATCTTCTCTGATCGTTACCGGCCAATGAAAACGGAATCTTTGTCATTCAATGGATTAGATTCAGGCGTTGAGACTGATGATAGTGAGGATTCTGGAATGGATCTTATTTCGGGTACAAAAGAGGACGAAAAAGAAGAGCGTGAAGCGGAATCCATGGGCGGGTTCAACCTCTATACAGACATCAAAGAGAAGCTGATTAAAAAGGGAGTTAAGCCTGAAGAGATTGCAATTATTAACGATTTCAAGACCGATCAAGCAAAAGAGCAGTTATTCGAAAAGGTGAACAACGGAACGGTTCGCATTATTATTGGATCGACACAAAAGCTGGGAACTGGCGTGAACATGCAAGGCCGGATGATTGCAGGACACAACTTGGACGTGCCTTGGACTCCGGCAGAGATGGAGCAACGGGACGGGCGGGTAATCCGTCAGGGCAACATTCACTCAGAGCTTGGCATACCGGTCGAAATCTACCGGTACGGCATGAAGGACACGTTGGATTCGGCCCTTTGGCAGAAGCTAGAGTTTAAGGAAAGATTCATTAAACAGGCATTGAGTGGCAAGATTAGCGGTCGTGTCATTGAGGATGATTCGGGGCTACTCAGCCTAGCAGAGCAAAAGGCGATCTTGTCCGGCCCCATGGGGCTTGAGAAGTTCAACACTGAGACAAAGATCCGTGAGCTAGAGAATCAGGAACGGGCATGGGTGCAATCATCGTTCGATGCGATTCAGGCCGGTAAGACTGCCGAGCTTCAGGTTAAGGCATACGAAAAAAGGCTTAACCAGACAAGAGAGTTTCTAGGAGAAATATCAAACTGGACGCCTGAACCTACGGCCATGATTGAAGGCGTAGCATTAACGAAAGAAAACGACATCCGTGACGCTATTCAAGAGTATTTCGATAAACGCAGGGATCAGGCCATCCAAACCGGAAAATCGTTCCGAGCATCAGTAGAGGCAAAGATGCCTTTGGGAGAATTTACATACAATGGAACAAAAATCACGCTTTCGCCGGCTTCAGTAGACGAAGTGCTAGGTGAACCGGATCCCAAGAAAGCCATTAAGGTAGAAACCGGCGTCATGGTCAATGGCCGTGACTTAGGCGCAAAAGTAAAGAGCGCAGGATACGTGGTGAGCGCATTAAGGGATCTCGTTAAGAACCTTAAGAGTTATGAGCAACAGTTTATCAACGGCATGGGATCGGCCCAAGAAACGGCAGATTCAGCGACAATCGCATCATCCAAGGCATTCCCAAGGAAGGAAGAACTAGATGGTCTTAGAGCTAAATACGCTAAGATCATGGAGGATTACACGGACAAGGGTAAGACAAATAGGGTTGAAGCAGAGCAAATGCAGTTGAACGCTCCCGCCCTTACGCCAAGTAAGGCAAGCCTACTTTCCAAAGATGCGATGAACCTGATCGAGCCTATCGCTAGGTCGTTCGTTTCCCCGCAGACATCGCTAGACGAGGCTATTCAGATTGGCCGGATCGCACTCATCAAAGCAGTGCAGGGATTCGATCCGAATGCCGGTGATTTTGATAAATACGCAAAGGCAGTAGTTCGGAACGCACTTAAAAAGAACTACTCAAGGAACGAGGCGTCGGCCCGTGAGATCTCCATGAGATCCATGAACATTGACTCTCCGGTGTCCGGAGAAAGCACGGCCCCGCTGGGTAGCATCATTCCGGACGAAAACCAGAGCTTGCCGTCGCAGTCGGCGATTACAAACGACGCACAGAGGCTCATGCAAACCATGATTGACGGACTACCGGTGCGCCCACGGACGGTTGTATCGGCATACATGAACGGGGAAGGGGTTGCCCAAATCGCAGAAAAGATGGGCATTTCCCGCCAATACGCTTTGACGATGCTCAACAATGCTCTCTCAGTACTCCGGAAAAGGTTGGCAAAGGTCGGGATCGAGGAAACCAAGGATCTCATCTCCGGATCCACACGGGAGATTATATCCAGACTGAACGCACCGTTAAGAGCAATCACAACGGAAGAGGAACAGGCTCAGGCCGAGTATCTCACCGAATTGGCCCGAAGCAGAGGATTGACGTTGGATCAGTTTGCCACGGAAAGAATCGATGAGTTCCTAGATAGCGCAAAGGCATGGAGACAGGCGCATCCTATTCAGGATGATGACATGCAAGTACTTGGGGCTTCAAATAGGCGCATCAAATCAAAGTTCCTCACGCCAGTTAGCAAGAGATATGAGGCAGAACAGTTTGAATTAGGATTCGTTAAATCAATGGTAGAGGTGGCAGACAAAGACCAAGCCGGAAAGCAGGACATGTCAGAAGAAGGCAAAGCATATCTAATCGATGTACTTGCCGAGTATCTAGCTTCGAAAACGTCTTTGGATGAAGTGGCAAAAGGGCAGATCCAGACGGATAAAAGCCTAGATA